CATTCCAGGAAGCCATAATGCTATTCCTCCGGTCAGGTGGTGGGGTTATCGGTGGCGGTGATGAGCGGCGCTGCTGGTTCTGCGGCGGGCACTGCCGTGCCGCGAATTTTCGCGAAGAGGCGGCCGAGGTCGGGCGGCTCCAGCAAATCGAGCCGTCCGGAGCGGTCCTTGGCGGGATAGCCCCAGGGGTTCAGAGTCTGGCAGACCAGACCCCGGAAAGATGGCACTGGCGGCTTGCCTGGCGGCGCGTCCGTCTTGATCTCAGCCAGAGTCATGACCTGATCGACGATGCCGGGCAGCTCGAGGCCGGTCTTGCTGCCATCGATCTGCGGCACGAAGACCTTTCGATTGAAGTCGTCGAGCTTCTCGTCGAGGATCCCCACGAAGATCACGTTGCGGCCGCGGGCGTGCTGTAGATGCGTAAGCCAGGCGATCATCTCGCGCCCATGCAGCCCATAGGCGCCGCGGAGATCGGATTTACCGGTCTTCTCGGAATGCGCCTCGGGCTGTCCGCGGCACCATTGAAAGCAGAGCCGGGCCGCCACTGTGATGCTGTCCACGAAGATGGTGGTGAAGCCGTCCATGCGCGCCGGATCGCCATAGGCCTCGACGACGCGGGCATATTGCTTGGCCGAATAGGGCTGCTCGTCCCGCAGCGCAGGGTTGGGACCGGCCAGGAATAGCGCGAGGTCGCGGCACTCCTCCCAGGTGCGTGGTCGGATGGATGCACCACGCCAGTGCTGCACGGCGAGGTCACCCGCCTCCAGGTCGATGAAGAGCGTGGTGCCCTCGTCGAGCGTCAGTAGAAGATAGGTCTTGCCGATGCCGCTTTTACCGAAGATTACGGCCTTGATGCCGCGCAATTCGGCCTGTCGTTGGTCGGCTGTTATGATGCGCAGCGTCATTCTGAGACCCCCAGCACGTCGGCCAGCGTCATCCGCGGGTTGTCCGCCCATTCCGGAAAGTCAGCGAGAACCTTGCGGGCGCGACGGGCGTATTCACGCATCTGCGCCGCCTTCTGTTCCCGTAACTCGATCATCTGGAGGAACTCGGGATGGGTCATGCGCAGCACCCGCTTTCGGACGGCGTCACAGCCCTCATCGAGTGCTGCAATATCGGTGACCCAGTGATCGAAGCCCTGCGTAAGTTCGGCGAGATCGCGCTGGCCGACCAACGCGTCCTCGGTGATACGCTTGGTCGCCTCGCGCTCAGGGCGGAAGTTGGCGACCTCCTCCCGGGCGCCACGGCGCGCGAGCCTTTCCACAAGGCCGGGAATATCGCCGCGGCCTTCGCTGGCCTTGGCGTAGAGCAGGTTGGCCGCCTCGTTGGTACGAAAGCCGCCGCCATCGGCGTCGAGCTCCGATACGATATCGCGGAGGAGATTACGCAGCGTCATGTTCGGGTTCCAGTTCGAGGTTGTTGAGGAAATTCGATGCGCGCCCAACCAAGGCCTGTACGCGTGGCATCGCCTTGCGCGGGACCCCGAATGGCTTTGCGGCGTCGAGCGCATCGATTAGCTTTTCGAGAGCGTAAATCGCGTCCGACCATGCGGTGAGCGACGGACGATCGAGAGCAGCTACCGCGGGAGGAACCGATCGCAGTGGCGGTGTTGCGATGTGTTCAGTTTCGGAAGACTGCCGTTTCTGAACACTCGAAACGGTGCCCACTGAAACGCCTTCGCGTCCTGCAATTTGGCGCACTGGCTCGCCAGCCTGGCGGGCCTCGACTATGCGGCCGTCTCGTGCGCGATCGAGTGCCTCGCGCGTTTCAGAGGTTAATTCACGTGCCCACCGCTCCGAACAGGCAAGCAAGCCCCGCACCGCCGCAACGTCATGCGGCTCACATAGCCCGCAGCGGACTGCGATCGCGTAGCCTTTGCGGTAGTCGCCTGGTTCGCGCCGCTTGCCATGATGAGCGTTGGCCGAGAGCGCGTGGCGGACCGCATCCAGCCTCGTACCCTGGCGGATTTCGGCCGGCACTTCGGCGATCGCCTCATCGCCGCGTTCGCGGGCGAGCCCCTTGTGCGCCGCGTAGCGGTGGAAGCCATCGGCCAGCCAGTATTCGGATCCGTCGAAGAATACCGTGATGGGCGGGAAGGTCGCGCCTTCCTGCATCCGGAAGGCGTATTCGGCAACGGTCTCCTCATCGAGGCAGACGCGCGATTGGCAGTCGGCGTCGAACCGAACCTGTGCCAGTGGCAGAGACCCCATCAGCGGCCTCCCTGCGTGTTGATGATGCGGAGGTCCTGCGGGCCGTCGCGCTGTTCGGTCAGAATGGCCAGGCGATAGGTGGCGCGGCCGGTGCGCACCGTGCGTGCGGGTTCAAAGGCCAGGCGGATGCGCTCGGGCCAGGAGGTGTATGCACGCTCTGAGACCTTGAAGCTGACCTCGACATACTGGCTGGGGTCCTCCCCGCCGGCGCGGATTTGCTCGGAGAGCGCGGCGAGCCGGGCTTGGTCCCATTCCACCTTTTTCGGCAGATCGACCACGATCTCGACAGCGTCGTCCTTGAACCTGACTGTGCCAGTGTCCTTGCCAACGGCAGAACGGGCACCGACGGCGCGCTGCTCGTAGCGGAGCGCGATGGCGGCTTCGATCCAATCCTGAATGCGCTTGGCGGCATCCAGTGCCTCACGCGCATCGGTCTGGAGCAGCGCCAGATGCTCGGCGGGAAGGCCGATGACGTCGCTCACCGGCATATGGCGCAGGGTTTCGAGGGTGGGGCGGTTGGTGCGGGGCGCGTCCATCATGCCGCCTCCGCCATAGCGGGCGCGCCCTGCAGCGCGTGGGCATTCGGCTGGCTTGAAGCGTCATGCGCAGGTGCCGGTGTCGGCAGTCGAAGCGCTCGGCGGAGATCAGCTGGTATGGAACTGTGCGGGATCTGCCGTATGGCGTGGCGCCGAACCAAATCAGGGACGATGTCAGCGGCATCGCACCAAGCTTCGCGCGAACTGGCCCAGCCGGGCGACATGTCCAGCAGGAAGCGCACGGCCTCCTCGCGGTCGCGCGGCTTGAGGCCGACGGTAAAGGAGTGCCGGGGGCCGGCGTCCGTGTTGATGACGCGCGGCCGGGCAAGGCGATTATCCGGCGTAGTTGCGTCATCGATCGCGCGTTGGAGAACGGCGACGGCGAGAGTGACTTCTGCACTGGGGGGACGAGCAGACAGCATTCAGCAATGCTCCAAGATGGGCGTTTCGGATCGGTGGTGGATGACTAAGGCGGTGGGCGGGCTACCCGTCGTCAGCCTCAGCTTTGGGCGGGTCGGAGGCGATGTTGGTGGTGCCAACCAAGTCGGCGGCGGAGAGCGGCACGCCCTGAGCGCTTGCCAGGGCGAGCAACCGCAGGTGGTGTTTAGCCGGCACTAGCCCGCCGCTGCCGCCGCGGGCTTTGGGCAGTGCCCAGCGGTGGACGGCGCTGCGGTCCAGACCGAGCAATCGGGAGAGCGGTCCGGCTCCTCCGAAGCGTGCGAGAATGGTGAGAGCGGGTTCGGGCATGGAGAGATGGGTAGATGGTGCGGGGGGTGAGACGCAATGCACTATTTGCAGAAAATTTCTTGATGCAGGCAATGTTGCGTGTTACGCAACACCGTCCCCGCTATCCACAGCTTGCGGGTATAGAAGCGCGTTAAAAACCTCTTGCAGAAGCGATGGCCATGTTCGCAATCCCCGCCCGACCTCACCCCACCTACGCCGGCTGCCTGCCGTGCTAACCGTCGACGACATCCGCGAGGGGCTCTCGCGTCCGGGTAAAACCCAGAAGGGCCTCGCTGCAGCACTTGGCGTTGACAACAGTCAGATCAGCCGGCTGCTGACGGGGAAGCGCCATCTGCGGGCGCACGAAATCCCCATCATCCTTGGCTATCTAGAAATGGGGGGCGCACCAGGTCCGGGCCGTAGCCGCACAACTATCCCAGAGGTGGTGCAGATCGGTGGCGATCGCTTCGCGATGCTGCCGGTTTACGATGCCCGCGTATCCGCGGGTCCAGGCGTGGAGCCAGAGGATGGCGCGCCACTGAACCGCATTGCCTTTCGTGCCGATTGGCTGCGCAGCGTCACGCGGGGCAACATCGGTGACTTGGTGGTGCTCAATGTGGACGGTGACTCCATGGAGCCGACGCTGCGGCAGGGCGACACTGTTTTGGTCGACATGGGCCAGCAGCGTCCGCGGCAGAAGGACGGCATTTATGTAATCCGGACCGATGGCGGGCTGCAGGTTAAGCGTGTCGCGGCACATCCGGTCACCGGTCGGATTACGATCATCTCGGACAACAAGGAGCATTATCCGGCGTTCGCAGATTTGCCGCCGGAGGATGTTGTGGTGATCGGCCGGGTGCTGTGGCTAGGCCGACATGTGGGGAATTGATCTGACGTAGATAGCTGCAATGAGTGCATTGCGCGCTGCGCGGCAGTTCTGCCATCAGCGGGGCGTGCAGAAGCTCTCCTCCACCGGCATCAATCCCCACCTCCCACCCCACCTCAGAGAGGTCTGCAGCATCCTTGCCGCAGGCCTGGTGCGGCTGCGCAGCCGCGCTGCGGAAGAAGCTGCGCGCGAGGCTGCTGACTGGGGAGAGCGTGCCCTACCCTTCTCGGCACCCCAGCGCCCCTATGCGAACCGGACCAACCGGAGACACGCATGACACGCACAACCAAACCCGCCGCGCCACCAGCGCCGACCATCCCCGCCATTCCGCCGGCCGATGTGCTGGGCCGGCTAGCGGCGCTGAAGACCGCGGCCACGCCTGACCTAAAGCAGCAGTGGCGAGAGCTATTTGCCGCCGAGCCGCCGCCGTACAATCGGCGCTTCCTGGAAAGCCGGCTGGCTTATCGCGTGCAGGAAATCGCGTATGGCGGCCTGAAGCCCGAGACAGTCCAGCGGCTCGAGGCCCTGGGTGAACAGCTGGACGGCGGTAATCCTGCCCTCCGGCGCATCCGCGGCGACGATATGCCGATCATCGGCACTCGCCTGATCCGCGAGTACCAGGGCGTCGAGCACAGCGTCACCGTGCTGCATGACGGCTTCGAATATCAGGGACGCCCCTACCAGTCGCTCTCCTCAATCGCACGTGCCATCACCGGCACGCGGTGGAATGGGTGGCTGTTCTTTGGACTGAAGAACCGGAGGGCTGCCGCATGAGGCGCAAACCCAGCACCGAGCCGGCATTGCCAGCCACAGTCAGGAAAATCCGCGCTGCGGTGTACACGCGGAAATCGAGCGAGGAAGGGCTGGATATGGAATTCAACTCGCTCGATGCGCAGCGCGAGGCCTGCGAAGCCTATATCACCAGCCAGCGGTCGGAGGGCTGGGTGCTGGTGCCGGACCGGTATGATGATGGCGGCGTGTCGGGTGGCACGCTGGAGCGGCCGGCGTTGCGGCGCCTGCTGGCGGATATCGAACGCGGGCTCCTGGACGTCGTGGTCTGTTATAAATTGGACAGGCTGTCACGCGCACTGATGGATTTTGCCAAGTTGGTTGAAGTGTTCGACGCGAACAACGTCACGTTTGTTTCTATTACGCAGTCGTTCAATACTACTACCAGCATGGGCCGGCTCACGCTGAACATTTTGCTGAGCTTTGCACAGTATGAGCGAGAATTGATTGGTGAGCGCATTCGCGACAAGGTGGCGGCGTCACGTGCGCGCGGGATCTGGATGGGCGGCTTCGTGCCGCTCGGGTATGACGCCAAGGACCGCAAGCTGCTGGTGAACGAGGCGGAAGCCGCGCTGGTGCGCCGGATCTTCGAGGGGTTCATCGAAACGGAATCCGGCACCAAGCTGGTCCAGGCATTGCGCGCCGAGGGCGCCACCACGAAGCGCGGTCGCGCCTTCACCAAGAGCGACATCTATCGGGTGTTGAGCAACCGCACCTATCTCGGCGAGGCGATGCACAAGGGGAAGTCGCATCCGGGCGAGCATGCCGCCATCGTGCCACAGGCCATGTGGGATGCGGCCCATGCCCTGCTGAAGATCAGCCCGCGCACCCGCGCCAATCGAACGCGGTGCCAGACTCCATCGCTGCTGCGCGGGCTGATTTTTGGAAGCGACGGCCGGGCCATGTCGCCAACCCACGCGCGGGGGCGGCGGGGGCAACAGTACCGCTACTATGTCAGCCAGTCGGTGCTGAAGGGCAGTGCCGCGGACGGCCCAGCCATCGCGCGCATCTCTGCCGCGGAGATCGAAGGCGCCGTCATCGCGCAGGTGCGGGGGCTGCTGCGCCAGCCCGAGGTGGTGCTAGGCGCCTGGCGCGCAGCACGGGCCTCGGCGCCGGACATGACAGAGGACGAGGCGCGGCTGGCGCTGGAACGGCTGGACCCGCTGTGGGAGGAGCTGTTCCCGGCCGAGCAGGCGCGGATCATTCACCTTCTGGTCGACCGAGTGGACATAGGGCCGGGAGGCGCCGACGTGCGGCTGAAGCTGGAGGGGCTGGGC